TTGCTGATGGATTCTTTATTGAAGATTACACATATGATGCTACTGGAGATTTGGATATCCATAATACAAGATTCTGCAAAACACCAGAGTATCCAAATGGAACTTATGCATATTTTGCAGGTATATCGACTGATGGAACATTTACTCCAAAATTCCCTTACTTTGTAGGTAAAAAGTTTAGATCATTGAATCAATTAGATGATAAAGATCAAAGTTTTGATTTAAATTCATCAGATTTAGTTAGAAATACTTTTCCACATCAAATAGGTGTAGATGGGTCTAGAAATGATTTTGTTATTGAATCTCAAAGTTTCTTTAGTCAAGAATCGTCTATTGAGTCTGTTACTAAGGGATCTATTACCAGTGTAGATATTAGAAACAAAGGAGTAAACTATAGAGTAGACGATATAATCAACTTTGATAACACAAATACCAATGGTGGTGGTGCTAGTGCAAGAATTTCTGAGGTAGAGGGTAAAACAGTTCTTTCTATAGCATCTTCTATAACAGAGTTTAGTGATTGCACATTACTTTGGGATAGAGGTAGTATTAATGTTAAAGTTAATCCTTTCCATTCTTTTCAAACTAATGATGTAATTTCTATAAGTGGTTTATCAACTTTTGTAGATCAGATTGCAGGACTAAGAAGAGTCGCAATATCTACAGAAAACTTTAACATATACCAAGGATTACCTGCTAATAGTTCCTCTGGTATCATGACAGACATTTATGTTTCTAATATACCAAAATCAGTATCCATTGGATCTACAATCGGTATTGGAACAGAAGTTTTATCAGTATTGAATATATTCAAACAGAGAGGTATAATTAGAGCAAAGAGAGGTGTTACAGGCACAGCACACGCAACTAATACTAGAGGATTTGTATATCCAAATACAATCAAAATTGATATTGATGCTCCCTTCTTTGACTCATCATTAAATGAAAAAGTATTCTTCAATCCAACTGAATCTGTTGGTGTTGGATCTACCGCAGGTGTTGAAAATAGAGTAGAGTATCCTATAGGAGATAAAAATTATGTTATCTCTATACCTAATCAAAGTATTTTCTTACCCAAGCATCCATTCAAGACAGGAGAAAGAGTAATCTTAAGGAAGAATGCGGGTGGTAGTTCTATTTCTGTGGCAAACACTGAATCTTCTGCAACATTTGATATTGGAGATACAGATCAAAGTCTTTTCGTTATTAATAAATCTGAAGATCTTATTGGTATTGTAACCCAATCTGGTTTAACCACATCTACAAATGGTTTATTCTTCTTTAGTAATGGTTCTGATAATTATGAATATTCTTTAGAACCAACTAAGAATAAAATTATATGCGTAGTCCAGAAAAATGATGCAGTAATTGCTGTATCAACTGCACATAATTTACAACCTGATGATTTAATTAAACTAAAAGTAAAACCAAGCAGAAGTGTTGGAATTGGATCTTCTACTCAAGTTAGAGTTAAGTATAACTTTGACATAGAGAAAATTGTTATTGATCCTATCGGATTTACTTCAACTGCTATTAATACTTTAGATAATATAGTTACACTTAATAATCATCCATTCGTAACAGGAGAAAAAATATATTATAATGCTACAGACGAAGTAGCAACTGGTTTAGAACCTGGTTTATTTTATGTTTACAAGGTTGATAAAAATAGATTCCAACTTGCTCTTACATATGAAGATTCTGTAGCATCTCCTCCTAAACTTATTTCAATAGGATCTACAGGTGGAGCTGAGCAAGAGTTCTCTGCTATCAACCCAAGATTATTACCAACTAAAGGTAATGATTTAGTATTTGATTTATCAGACTCTACATTACAGGGATTTAAGTTTAATTTATATACTGATCAATTATTCTCAAATCAATTCGTTTCTGTTGCTAACACAACAACATTCTCAACTTCAGGTGTTGGAACTGTTGGTGTAACATCAACTGCTTCATTTACCTTAAAATATACTGATTCTTTAGTTGATATTGTACCAGATCCTACACAACCTTTATTCTATAATGTAGAAAGAGGTGGATTCATATCAACAGCAGACTCTACAGTTATTGACTATAACCAAATAACATTTGAGGATAGTAAGTACGATGGATCATATAATGTTATTGGTGTAGGAACTACTTCATTTGTTATATCTTTACTTAAAGATCCTGAATTAGAACTTTATACACCAGATATTACTAGTTCCATGGAGTATACAACTACTTCTAAGACTGCTTCTGGTTCTATTTCTAAAGTTCAAATGGTATCAGAGGGTAATGATTATAAACAATTACCTGGTATTTCAAGTATTACAACTTTAGATGGTTCTGATGCCATACTGTTTGCTCAGTCTCCAACAATAGGTAAGATAAAGCAAATAAGAGTTATTGACCAAGCATTTGAGTATAATACAGACAAAACAATTAGACCTGAAGCAAATATACCATCTACACTTGAATTAAGATCTAATTTAACAATAACAGATGTAGAAATTCTTAATGGTGGAGATAATTATACGACCCCACCTGATGTTGCGATTGTTGATTCAGTTACAGGAGAAAGAATTAATGATGGTATATTAACAACAGAAGTTCAATCAAGTTCAGTTTCTGCTGTTAGTATTTTTGAACAACCAACAGGACTTAATTTTAACAGTAAAAATTTATTTACCGTTAATAATAGTAATGGTGTTGGTATATCCACTATGCAATCTTCAACTAGTGGTATTGTTACATGTTTCTTAACTACACCTTTATTAGGATTCAGCACTAATCCATTTACTGTTGGAGAGCAAATATTTGTAGAAGGTATTACTAAAAACGGAATAGGTGGTAGTGGATTTAACTCTGAAGATTATGGATTTAGATTCTTTGAAGTAATATCATATGAAAATCTAATTCCTGCAAAACTTAAATTTAGTGTGGCAGGTTTAACCACTAATCCAGGTCTAGCAGATACTACTCAAGGATCATTTGCAAACATAATTAAGAGATCTGATTATCCAGTGTTCAAAGTAACTCAAGGAAAGAGTATATTTACACAAGGAGAACAGGTATATATTAATGGTCAACCAACAGATCTAAACGTAAGTACAGTTTTACCAGATTACATTAAAACATCTGGAAAATTCCAAGTAAAATCTGGAGATACTATTAGGGGAGTCCAATCTGGTTCAGCTGGAGTTATATCAAAAATTATAAAGAGTGATGCTAAATTTGATATTGATTTCTCTGTAAGGTCAAATCAAGGTTGGAAGAAGAATACTGGACAACTTAATAACGATATACAAGTTTTACCTGATAATGATTACTATCAAAACTTATCATATTCAGTTAAGAGTCCTATTCAGTATCAGGATTCAATAGATGTAATTAATCGTTTAGTCCATACAACTGGTTTAAAGAACTTTGTTGATGTTGGAATAGCAACTCTTACAAAAGTAGGTGTGGCAGTAACAACTGTAAAATCTCTAATATTTACAGATATAATAGATGAATCTAGAGTTGACACAATTTTTGGATTTGCTCAAGCAAGAGATGCTGATGTTCAGTTAATAGAGAATAGAAATTCATCTAAATTCCTTGAGTTTAGGAACAAGAGTTTTGTTGATAGTGTTATTTGTAAAACAAATAGAGTTCTTGTAATTGATGATGTAAGTAAACAGTTTACAAATAAAGAAAACGTAAATGATAGTTTCATAGATTTAGATGAATCTGGAAAAGATTTTGCAAGATACTTAGTTCAAACAAGAAGCACAGACAATTTACAGAATGCTATCCATGAAATTATTGTTCTTCATGATCCAGAATTTGAATCAGTATTTACCTTAAGAAAGGGATACCTATCAACTACAGGTATAGCAAATACATCAACTAATGAATATGGATATACTGAAGAAGAATTTGCAACACTAGAGGGTTTTGTTGATGCATTTGATGTTCTATCTCTAAGATTTACTCCTAATGATGTATTCAATATTGATTATGATATTAAATTAATTAAAGATACATTTAATGGTAACGTAGTTGGATTAGCATCTACATCTATTGGTTTAATTAAGAATCAATCTACAAACGCTATAGTAGGAGTTGGATCAACTAATACAATACTTGAATATGATGCAGGTAACTTTGATGCTATGCACGTTCATCTACATCTAAATGCTAATGATCTGTTTACTCAAAACTATACTGAATTATACATTCATCATGACGGAACAGACACTTATGTAGCAGATTACTATTTTGATTCTGATTCAGCTCAAGGATTTAGTGGTAATGATTTTTCAAACTTTGATGCAGGTATTACTACAGAAGGAAAACTTAGATTATCATATACAAACCCACTTACTGTTCCAGTAACTGTTAGAGCAAATGCTGTTGGATTTGGTGCCACATCAAATCCTGATGGTGCTTTAAGATTTAAAACTGCAAAGACTCAAGCAGATGGAGATGAAAGAAGTTCATTCTTCTCAGGTAACTCTGTGGTTGGAACTGGAGAAACTACAATCTTTACTGCAAGTGCAGACACAGTTAATTCTGTTAAATCATTAGTTAGTGTAAGTTATGGATCAACATATGCTTTACATCAAATACTAACACTAAGTCCTGATAGTACAAACACTTATTCAACACAATATCCTTTCTTATCTGTTGGAAGCACAACAGGAATAGGAACATTTGGTGCTGCCATTGTTGGTTCAAATCTTGAACTTAAATTCTTCCCTGAACCTACTGTAACTGGAATTGTTACTGTTAAATCATTTAATGAGGTTCTTTATCAAGAATTAGATCAAGACAGTAAAGAAGGTTTATATGAAAATATAAATTATGGTTCTATAAAAACACAAGAATATAAGATTGGACTATTTGACGCAACTAATAGTTCTAGAATTAATAAAACATCATTCAAAATGGAGTATCAGGATACACCTATATTCCAAAAATTCTGGGATCCTGCTAACACTACAACGTTAAACAAGGAAACTGGTGAATTTAGTATTACTAATCACTTCTTTGAAACTGGAGAAGAGTTAATTTATAGAGCAGGAACATCAGTTTCAGGTCTTACATCTACTTCTATTGGTATTGGAGCGACTGCTGATTCTATTGGTATAGTAACTAATACACTCCCATATCAAGTTTATGCAATTAAAGTTAGCAACGAGAAATTTAAAATTGCTACAAGACCTGAATATGCATCTGCGGGAATAGCAGTAACATTTACTAATAATGGAGCTGGAAATAATCATTCATTTGAAATGGTTAAGAAATTAGAGAAAGCAATAATTTCTATTGATGATGTAATTCAATCTCCTCTTGCATATACACCGATTGTGTATGATTTAGAAGCAAATGGTGGACAAATAGGAACTGCAACTACAGTATTCTCAATGACTGGTATTTCTTCAATATTCAATGGAGATATACTAAAAATTGAAGATGAGTTTATGAAAGTCGGTGGTGTTGGTTTAGGAACCACATCAGTAGGACCAATAAGCGATGGCGATGTAAGACTTATCGAAGTTGTAAGAGGTGCTGTTGGTACTGCAGCAACAGCACATGCTGACGGAACATCAGCAAGAATTTATAGAGGATCATATAACTTCTCTGGACAAAATATCTTCTTTACTGATCCACCAAAAGGAAGTGGTTTAGTAACTGTAAATGAAAGTAATCTTCCTAAAGGATTCTCTGAATTTAATGGAAGAGTATTCTTGAGAAAAGATTACTCAAATAACTTGATATATGATGATATTTCTAATCAATTTACTGGAGTTGCTCAAACATTTACAGTTAGAAGGTCAGGTATTAATACAACTGGTATAGAAACTGGAAGTGGATTAGTTCTATTGAATGGAATATTCCAAACTCCAACAACAGATAATAATGCAGGAAATAATTACTTCTTTAAAGATGATGGAAGTAAAACTGAGATTGTATTTACAGGTATAACATCTACTGATGGAACTCCAGTAGTTTCACTAGAAGATCCTAATCAAAATGCCTTCCCTAAAGGTGGTTTGATAGTTTCAATAGGATCAACTAATGGTTTAGGATTTGCACCTCTAATTGGTGCTGACGTTTTACCTATCATAGGTGCAGGTGGATCAATATCAGGAATAATTGGTATTCCTACATTTACAACACCTGGATATTCTATAAGTACTGCTTCTTATGACTTCACAACTGGAATATTAGATGTAACAACAGGTACTGCCCATAATCTAAATGCACAGAATGATGATGTATATCTTGAAGATTTGAAGTTTACTAGTGCTCTAGGTATTACAACATATGGAAATAATACATTAGGAAACATATTCCCAATAACTCAAATTGTTGATAGCACAAGATTAAAGGTAAAAATAGGTATTACAACATTTGATCAAACTTATGTTGGATTTGGAACAGTGTATCCATACTATAACTCTACTTCTAGAGCATTTGGATCTGGTTATAATGGAAGAGTTGCTATTGGTGTTAGTGTATATGAACCTGGACATACAGGAAATAATGCTGTTATATCTGCGGAAGTTCTAACTAACGAACACAAATATTGGTATGGAACATCAAATAACATTTATTATGGTGGACAATATACTCATACATTTGATTCTGCATCTACAGGTGCTGTAAATGTTCAAAGTGGTGCTGAAGCTGGTAATCAAAAGACACCTAGCAGTGCTTCATATGATCCAATAACTGGAGATATGACACTAGCATTTGCTAGTCCACATGGAATGAGCACTAGCGATACTATAACTCTTGATGATGGTAGTATTAGTTTCAAATGTGCAAGAGATAATTATGCTACCGTTCATGCTTATCCTCGTCCACACGATCCAATTTCAGGAGTAACAACTGCTGTTACTGTAAGTTCAACAACTGCATTTACTTTAAATGTTGGAAGAAGTTTAAATTCTAGTGTATCAATATCCACAGCGTCTTACGAACCATCCACAGGTGATCTTGTATTGAACCTTGGAGCAGGACACGGGTTTACTGCTGCAGGAATATTAACTTGCAGTGATGCGTCTTATAACCCCTCTACAGGTGTATTAACAATAACCACAAGTGTTCCACATGGTATGGTAACTGGAGAAAGAGTTCAACTTGCTCCTAACTCATTCACATTCACTTGTGCAAAAGATAATAATAAATCTGAGCATTACTATCCAAGAGAAGATGATCCAGCTGCAGCTAAATGGTTAGCAATAACTAAAGTTGATGCAGACACGTTCACTGTGGTTGTGGGCACGTCATCTGACACATCTGCACACACATTTGTAGGTGCACAGTCTGGTAATATTAGAACTGATGGCCCGAATGGCTCAATTGGTATTCATACAAGAAGTTTAACCTTTACTTGTGCACAAGATAATCATGCAACATTCCACTCATATCCAAGAGCAACAGATCCAATACACAGAGCAGTTCTAGGTATAGGTGCAACAACAACTGAAACAATTACTGTTAACGCAGGAACATCTGTAAATGGAACAGGTGGTCAACTTAAATTTACTATCGTAGATGGTGGTACTGGATATGTTAATCCAGATGTATTAGTTGATGAACCAAGTTACACAAATTTAGATATTAAGGGTACATTTAGAAGAGGAATCGGACAAACTAGCGAAACTGGTGTTAATGAGTTAATTAATCTTAAATTAGGACCTAATTCAAAACCAATATTTGAAAATCGCTTTGCTGATGCAGGGGATCTAATTGATGCAAACAAATTATTAATTGCTGATATCTCTGTAGGAGAGATGTTAAAAGTATACCCATCATTCAGTGTACCAGGCGGACCACAAAACTGTAAGGATGATGTTATTGATGTTCTTGAAGCAGTAGCATTTAACTTAAGATTTGGTGGTAATGATGAAGTATGGAATGCTGCAAATCTTTATATCACTGGAGCACATGTTGCAGGAGAGGAGCAAGAATCAATCTACGTATTCCACGCTGCAAGGGATTTAGCAAATAAAGTTATTAATAACGTAGCAGTTGCTAAATCTGACTACACAGTAAGAGATCAAGTATTTGATCTAACAATTACAGCAGATCCTGCTGTAGGATACAATACAGATCCTGGTGGTTGTGCCAATGTACAATCAGCAATCAATTCATATGTTGGTATTGTTACTAGTGCAATTGGTTTTAGCACTGTATCTGCTAAAAAATCATTTGCTCCTGCTCAGTTCTTTGAAGTATCTGATTTCTCAATCAAAGGTGTTGGATACGCATTTGAACTTGGAGATAAATTCCAACCTGTTGGATTAGTAACAGCAAAAGGATTGAAAAAACCAATATCACCATTTGAAATAGAAGTTGTTGATGTATTCAATGATAAATTTGCTTCTTGGCAGTTTGGACAATTAGACTTTATTGATCCTATTGAAAATCTACAAGATAGTGTAAGAACTGTATTCCCACTTTTATATAATGCTGAATTAGTTAGTTTCCAATTAGATAAAAATGATAATGATTCAAAACTAATTGATATTGATGCTGTATTGGTAATCTTTATAAATGGAGTTTTACAAGAACCAAAAGATTCATACATCTTTGATGGTGGATCATCAGTACAATTCCTTGAAGCACCAAAACCAGAAGATAAAATTTCTATATTCTTCTACAATGGAACTAGAGAAGTTGATAGTGTAGAAACTGATATTGCTGAAACAGTAAAAGTCGGAGATACCATATCTGTTAGAAAAGCATCTGGTATTTCAACATCTGTAAATCAAACAGAAGGAAGAATAGTTTATGATATTGCAACTTCAGATAGAGTTGAAACTAACGTTTATGCTGATAGTGGTATTGATGCGTTCAATGATAGAAGTGTCAATTGGACTAAACAGAAGAGAGATCTCTTTATAAATGGAAGATTTGTTTCTAAAGCAAGAGATTCTATTGAGGGAATGATATTCCCAACTTCAAGAATTATCAGAGATGTTAATGTTGGAGATACTGATATTCTTCTTGATAATGCACAATTCTTTAATTATGAAGAAAATGAGTCTAGTGTAGTAACTGCATATGTTGATGCTGTTGTAATAGATGATATTCCAATAGTTGGTGCTGCTGCGACTGCAACAATAGATTCAAGTGGAAAAGTTACTGCTACAACTGTGACCAATCCAGGTTTCGGTTATACGACAGCAACTGTTGAAGTTAAATACTCATCTCCTAAGAATGTTGGGGTTGGTATTGGCACAACAGCAACAGGAACTGCAACCATAGTAAATGGATCAGTTTCAGTGGTAAGTGTTGCTAATCCAGGTTTTGGATACACCAATTCACTTAACGTGCCTGTTGCTCCTCAGATCATAATACCTCAACCAAGATTGGTTAATGAGGTAGTAACAAACATTCAAAATGTTCAAGGTAACACTGGAATCATAACTGGTATTTCAACAGTTGCAGGTATTGGAACTGATTTAGCAATCAAGTTCTTTACTGATAATACTCTTGATTTACAAGTTGGTTATCATATTGTTGTTACTGATACCACAGTTGGAAGTGGTGTTACTTCAATATACACACATGATAATGATATTATCGGAGTAGGAACAGAGTTTGTTGATAACGTTTATCGAGTTCATCAAATCCCTGTTGCAAATGAAATTGTATGTAATATTAAGTCTGATACAGTATCTACTGGTATACAGACACTTGGAACTTCGATATATAATCCTAATGGATACTATTCTTGGGGAAGACTTACTAATTTTGTAAGAAATGCTGAACCTATTTCCATAGGAGTCTCTGGTAGAACTGTAACTTCAGGTCTCTCAACATACCCTCTAATGCAAAGAAGAGGTTACGGTTTGAGGGATAATGGAGCGATCAGAAAAATACTCCCAGATTAAAGTAATAAATAGAAAGAAAACTGTCTAACAATGTCGGCAATAATTACTGACCAATTCAGAATATTAAACGCGAACAATTTTATTGAGTCGGTAGCTAATACCAGTAACTCATACTATATTACCGTGGGTTTAGCAAATCCAGCTGCTCCAGTTGGTTTTGGTAGAGTTGATAACTGGGATAGTGCAACACCTGACCCTACAGATAATTTTAGTTATATTAACCACGCACAAGATACTATTCTATTTGGTAAAAAACTAAGCACTTCTAATATTAGAAGATTAATAAGAAGAGTTGACTGGAAACGTGGAACCACGTATGAAATATTCAGACACGATTATAGTTCTGATAATAAGTCACCAGAAACTTCTTCTACAAGACTTTATGATGCAAAATATTATGTGATGAATAGCGATTTCAGAGTCTATGTTTGTATTAACAATGGTTCCTCTGGTATCAACACAACTGGTAAAGGTTCAGAAGATGAACCATTTTTCACTGATTTAGAACCATCTAAAGCAGGAGAGAGTGGAGATGGATATATTTGGAAGTATTTGTTTACTGTTGCACCAAGCGATATAATCAAATTTGACTCCACAGAATATATTTCTGTTCCAAACGACTGGTCAACATCAACTGATTCTCAAATTCAAGCAGTTAGAGAGAACGGTAATTCAGATCTGAATGAAAACCAGATAAAACATATCTTTATTGAAGATCCTGGTGCAGGTTATGCAGGAGGAGAAGTTCCTATAGTTGGAGATGGTTCAGGTGCTAAAGCAGTTGTAACTGTTGATAGTTTAGGTAGAATAACAGATGCTGTTATTTCATCTGGTGGTAAAGGTTATACTTATGCAATGGTTGATTTGGGAACATTACAACCAGTTGGTAGTATACCTACTCCTGCTAAGTTGATTCCAATTATTCCACCATCTAAAGGACATGGACATGATCTTTACAAGGAATTAGGAACTGATAGAGTTTTATTATATGCAAGATTTGATGATTCTGATAAAGATTTCCCAACAGATACTGCATTTGCTCAAATTTCTGTAGTTAAGAACCCTCTAAGAGTAAGTTCAACTAATGTATTTGATGATAACCAGTTCTGTGGTACAAATGCTATTAAATTGTTAGATGATGGAACAATTACGGGAGAAAATTTCTTAACCATTGGTAAAAAGATAACTCAAAGTGTAACAGTAGATGGTAAATCTGTTACTGCTGAAGGATATGTTGCATCTTATGATGAAACTACAAAAGTTATTAAGTTTTTCCAAGACAGATCTCAAAATTTCCACCCATCAACTTACGATCAACAAGATTATGTTGGTGTAAGTAGTGAAGGTAGAAGATATTCCTTTGATTCAGCTGGTCCAAAAGTTTTTACAGGCGATGGATTCTCTGGAAAAATAGATAATGGATATACTGGTATTACCACAAACCCATCTGGTAATAAAAATATCAACCTTGGAGTTCAATTTACACAGGGACTTGCCGAACCTGAGATAAATAAAACGTCGGGTGATGTAATTTATTTGGATAATAGACCAGTAGTTACTAGAGATGCAAGGCAAAAAGAAGACATTAAGATTATTCTAGAGTTCTAAGAAGATGCCACAAAAGACCAATTTAAATATAAATCCATATTATGATGATTTCGATAAGGCGAATAATTTTTATCGAGTTCTGTTTAAACCTGGATATCCTATCCAAGCAAGGGAACTAACGACTTTACAATCAATACTGCAAAGTCAAATTGAATCATTCGGTAGCCATATTTTCAAAGAAGGATCTATGGTAATTCCTGGTGGAGTTACATACGATAGATTTTATGAGGCAGTAAAAATAAATCCAACACACTTTGGATTAGATTTGAACATATATTTGGATAAATTTGTTGGCAAAAAAATATCTGGAGGAACTTCTGGTGTAACAGGAACTATTCAAAAAGTTGTATTCCCACCAACTGATGGAATAGAATTCCCAACACTCTACGTAAAATATCTTAATTCTAATAGAGATTTCCAATTCAGACCTTTCTCAGATGGAGAAACTCTAATTGCTGAAGATTCAGTAACTTATGGAAACACTACAATTAGTGCAGGAGATAGTTTTGCTTCTGTTATTGACTTAAATGCTACTGCTACCTCATCAGCAGTACATGTATCTAATGGAATATATTTCATTCGTGGTGTATTTGCAAGTGTTCAGACTGATACAATTGTATTAGATCCATATAAAAATGACTCATCATACAGAGTTGGTCTAGTTGTAAATGAAGAATTAGTCTCCGCAGGAGATGAATCAAGTTTATATGATAATGCTAGAGGTTTTTCTAACTTTGCTGCACCAGGTGCAGATAGATTAAAGATAACTGCAAAATTAGGTAAGAAAGCAATAACTGATTTTGATGATAAGAATTTTGTTGAATTAGTAAGAATCGTTAATGGAGAAATAAAGAAATTACAGGATAAGACAACATATTCTATAATTAGAGATTATTTTGCTAAGAGAACATTTGATGAATCTGGAAACTATACAGTAAATGAATTTACAATTGATGTTGAAGAGTGTTTAAATGATAAGATATCAAACAACGGTATATACACAGCAGAACAAAAGACAGAACAACTTAATGATCCTAGTGAAGACTTAGTTTGTGCTAGAGTATCTTCAGGAACAGCATATGTTAGAGGATATGATGTTGATTTTCCTGGTAGCACAATCTTAGATCTTGATAAACCCAGAGATACAACTAAGATTTTAGGAGCATCTGTTCCATTTAAAATGGGCAATTTGCTGAAAGTTAACAATGTCCAAGGAAGTCCTGTAGTAGGAATCAATAATACCAACAATGTAGTCACCTTACAGAGTCGTAGAAAGAGCACTAGTGGTGGTCCTAATGGTGTAACTATAGGACAAGCAAGAGTTTATAGTTTCTCATTAAATGATATTTCATACACTAATGATAGTTCTCAGTTCGATCTTTACTTATATGATGTTCAAACATATACAACTTTAACTCTAAGTGCTCCAGTTTCATCTGGATTCTGCCCTGCTTCATCTTATATAAAAGGTTTAAGTAGTGGTGCTACAGGTTATGTTGTCAGTTCTCCTGGTGCATCTAGTTTAGAGATAATAGTAACTCAAACTTCTGGAGAATTTATTGTCGGAGAGCAAATTTCTTTCAATGAAGGTACAGAATATATTCGTTCAATTACTGCTGTTGATGCAAAAAATATAAAAGATATTAAATCAGTCTATCAAACTGCAAGTGCAGGTGGTATAACTACTGATTTCTCAGGAGACACAGTTCTTGAGAGTATAACTCCAAGAAACTTTAAGATTACAGATAAAATTTCAATTTCCCCAACAGGAATCGCATCCTGTGCAGGAAAAACATTTAGTGGAATATCAACTAACACAATAATTCGTTATCAAAGAGATGCCTTTACAACAGAAACATTTGCTAGAGTAGTAGGAGTATCAAGCGATCTACAATTCTTAACTCTAACTGGTGTTGCTACAGTAACTGGAGTTAATGATGGTGGAGTTGTTGGTATTGATACAGTTACAACTACATTTACAGTAGGAGAACCAAGAATTAGAAATGAGAGAGATGCTTTCTTATACTCTAAACTATCATCTCCAAATGTTGCATCTCTAGACTTGAGTGATTCTACACTTACAATTGTTCATCAAGAAACAGGAAAATCAACAAGTGCTCTTGGTGAATTAAGTTTGAATACTGCTAATATAGGTTTCTCAAGTGCTTTCTTTGAACCATTTGAAAGTAAGTCTTACAGTATTGCTTACACTGATGGTACATTTGAACCTCTAGACTCATCACAAGTTACCTTTGGATCAAATGGTACTACAGTTAATTTCAGTGGTCTTAGAGGGGGACAATCTGATGTTACAGTTAACACAACTATTAAGAGACAGGGTATAGTTAGTAAGCAAAAAACTTATGATAGAAGTCATCAAATTGTTATAGATAAGTCTGTTTCTGGAATCAGTACATCAGTAACTGGATTATCTACTACTTTCTATTATGGTTTAAGAGTAGAAGATAGAGAAATATCTTTAAACACACCCGATGTAGTAAAAGTATTAAAGGTATATGAGTCTTTAAATAAATTAACTCCAACTTTAAACACACTTCAGTTTGTTAGTGGTTTAGGATTGGATGTAAATGCAATTATTGGAGAAAAAATAATTGGTAAGAAGAGTAATGCTGTAGCACAAATAGTAACTAAACCTTCTGCAACTGAGATTGGATATGTTCCTTTAAACGCAAATAATTTCCAAGTTGGAGAAACTGTTACTTTTGAAGAATCTTCAATCGTAACTTCAGTACAATCCATGACACAAGGTAGTTATCTTGATATTACAGATAGATTTACTCTTGATAGTGGACAGAAAGAGCAATATTATGATTACTCAAAACTTGTAAGAAATAATCAAGCACTTGCACCTTCTAAAAAATTATTAGTAATCTGCAACAGATATGTTGTTCCTGCAAATGATAATGGAGATTTCTATACTGTTAACTCTTATGATAAAGAGAGATATAGTAAAGAAATACCATCATTAAAAGATGGAACTAGACTAACAGACATTCTTGATTTTAGACCAAGAGTTGCTGATTTCAGCACTTTCATACCTAGCACATCTCCTTTTGATTTTGCAAGTCGTGCATTTGGATCAAGTAGTGTAAATACAACCTTAGTTTCTGCACCAAATGAAAGTTCAGTATTAGGTGTTGAATATTACTTAGGTAGAATTGATAAAATTATTTTAGATATTGAGGGTAATATTTCAGTTGTTAAAGGAACATCTGCTCAAAATCCAAAAGAACCTACAAGTATTGATGATACGATGACTCTTGCAGTTATCAAATTCCCACCTTATCTCTTCAATCCTGATGATGCAGAAGTAAGTGTAATTGATAATAAGAGATTTACCATGAAAGATATTGGTGAATTAGAAGATAGAATTGATACATTAGAAACTGTAACTTCATTAAGTTTACTCGAATTAAATACTCAAACTTTACAAATTCAAGATGCTCAAGGTTTGAATAGATTTAAGTCTGGATTCTTTGTTGACGATTTTGCGGATAATCGCAGAATGGAATTAAGTAATTTTGATGCAAAAGCAGACATAGATGCACGTAGGAGAGAATTGTTAACACCAATAGATGTTTATTCTCTAGAATTAGAACCTGCATACTCAACTAGTGTTAATACATTTAATGATGATCTTAGTCAAGATTTAACTTTACTTGATACTAACGTACAGAAAACAGGAGATTTAATTACATTAAGATATGATGAAACTAGTTGGTTAGAACAACCTTTAGCATCTAGATCAGAAAATGTAAACCCATTTAATATGATCGAGTTTGTTGGAAGAATTGTTATGACTCCTGCAACTGATAACTGGACAAGAACTGTTATTATACCTGGCGGAGAAAGAAGACAAACTGGAAATACAGCAAGAACATTTACTGAAGATATTCTAATCAGTAGCGAACCAGACACATTTATGCGTTCAAGAAATGTTCAGTTCCAAGCTGGTGGTTTAAGACCTGTTTCAAGGTTCTATCCATTTATGGATGGAATATCAGGTATAGATGTTATACCAAAACTTATTGAAGTTTCAATGGTATCTGGAACATTTAATGTTGGAGAAAATGTAGAAGGATTTGTTGGATCAGATAAATTAATAACATTTAGAACTGCACAACCAAACCATAAAGATGGTCCTTATAATGCACCAGATGTAACATATAATGCAAATCCATACAATACTTCAGCACAATTAACTACTCAGTATTCTGCATCAGGAACAGTTGTAAACGTTGATACACGCTCTCTATCAAATAATGCACAAGGAACATACTTTGGTTACATAACAACAGGAATGAGTCTTGTAGGGGCAGATAGCGGTGCTACAGCAACTGTTACAGATGTAAGGTTAATTACTGATACATTTGGAGATTTAATTGGATCATTCTTCATTAGAGATCCTAATACAAATCCACCACCTACAGTTAGAATTAAGGCAGGAGATAGAACATTCAGAGTAACTACAAGTGAATCTGATGCTGAACAATTACCTGGTAGTATATCAATCAGTCATGGAGAAGGAAGATACGCTGCAACAGGAATAGTTGAAACCTTTAGACAAGATACTGTCGTTCAAACAGTCCGTCAACGTCGTAGAAGGAGAAGAAGGGGTGGTAAAGATCCTTTAGCACAATCATTTACTGTGGATGAAACAGGAGCATTCCTAACATCTGTAGACCTTTACTTCTCATTAAAAGATGAGAATGAAAAAGTATTTGTTGAAGTTAGAGAAGTCGAACTTGGAACTCCAACAGATAGATTAGTTCATGATTATGCAAGAGCAGTTTTATATCCATCTGATATAACAACTTCTACAGATGCTTCTGTTGCAACAAATGTTAAATTCCCATCTCCAATCTACTTACAACAGAATAGAGAATATGCAATAGTTCTTCTTGCACCTACTACAAATAACTATGAAGTCTGGATTGCTCAGATGGGAGAGAGAACTGTAAATGGACAAAATCTACCTGATGCTGAAGCAGTTATAGTAACCAAGCAGTATATTGGTGGTAGTTTATTCAAGTCTCAAAACGGAACTATCTGGACTCCAAGTCAGTTTGAAGATATGAAGTTCAAACTTTACAAAGCAAACTTCATTCCAGAGGCAGGAACAGCATTCTTCTATAATCCATCTCTAGACACTGTAAATGAGAACGTACCTAGATTACAACCAGATGCGGTTAAAGTTTATCCTAGAAAGATTGATGTAGGTATTACAAGTTCAACACTCGGTTTAGTTGTAGATCGTTTAGTACCAGGCACAAGAGTTAAGCAAAGTGCATCTCTTACAAATGGTTATATTGAAAATGTAGGTGGTGGTGTTTCCTTTACAGGTATTACTACAGCAAATGTAGGTGCTGCATATTCTGCAGGAACATATACGAATGTAAACTTATATCCAATTACGGGTAGAGGTAGAAACTTAATGGCAGAGACAGTTACATTTAAGGCAGATGGAACCTTAGATGGAATTATTCTCAACACATTAGGTATTGAAACAGGAAACGGTTGGTCAGTTGGAGATGTTATTGGAATTACAACTGCTGATGTAGGAAATAAAGGTTCTGGAGCAAGAATGACTATTAGGGATACAATCAACGTTGATACCCTATATCTAACAAATGTTCAAGGAGATAACTTTACTGTTGGTGGAAACTTACAAATTTATGTAAATGATACTGTAGGAGTTTCATTAGCAAGTACTGTAGTTACAAGTTCTACTGCTGTTGGTGGTAAATTTGCAGGTAACGTTGTTGAATTCAATCATTATAATCATGGTATGAGTGCAGATAACAACGTAGTTGATATTCAAGGAATTGCACCAGATACTGTACCTACAACTCTTTCAGTTGATCTTGATATAACAGATACACAAATATCTCTTGCAGATACGACTTCATATTCAACATTTGAAGGTATTACAACTGCTTCAGGATATTTGAAAGTAAATAATGAAATCATTTACTATAACAGTATTGGAAGTGGAATACTTGGAATCTCAACTCGTGGTGTTGGTGGAACTGCGATACAAAAACACTTTACAAATGATCCAGTTTACAAATATGAAGTTGCAGACGTTTCTTTGATTAGAATCAATGCTCAACACGATATGGCAGCAGGTCTATCTAACTTGAGAGATATTGACACTTACCACATAGAATTTAACAGAGGTGGTAGATCAAGTGGAGAAAGCATGATTAACTTCAGAGATGAAGCAAATGTTGGTGGAAAGAATATTAGGGCATCTAGAAACGTTCAATTTAATATGATGCAACCACAATTTGATATTATTACACCTGGTAGATCATCTAGTGTTACTGGAACAGTTAGAACTGTTAGTGGAACAAGTGCAGGTGGTGCAGAACCATCATTCATAGATCAAGGTTTTGAAGCAGTTCAGATAAATGATGTAAACGAACTTTCTACTACAAGATTAGTTTGTTCTCAAATAAATGAAACTACTAGATTAACTGCTTTACCTAAGAATCGTTCTCTAACTGTTGGAGTTTCTATGTCTAGAGATCCACAAGATCCTAACTTATCTCCTGCAATTGATACTCAAACTGCATTTGCAATCTTTGGAAGAAATCGTTTGAATAAACCAATTACAGATTATGTAAATGATTCTAGATCAAATCAACTTAGTGGAGATCCACATTCAGCAGTTTATATTACTAATAGAGTAACTCTTGAGCAACCTGCAACTTCTCTTAAAGTATTTGTTGGTGCATATAAAGATGCATCTGCCGACTTTAGAGTAATGTATAGATTATTCAAGGCAGACTCTAGTGAAGTGGAACAAGCATACGTGCTATTTCCTGGTTATGATAATATGAATGATACAGATCAAGATGGATTTGGAGATACTGTGGTTGATGCTTCTAAAAACAGTGGAAGAGCAGACGCACTTGTTGCTCCAAGTAATATTGATGAGTTCAATGAATATCAATTTAGTATTGAGAATCTTGAACAATTTACAGGATATCAAATCAAGTTGGTTATGAGTGGTACGAATGAAGCAAGAGCACCTAGATTTAAAGACCTCCGTGCAATCGCGTTAGCATAATGTCAGATTTAATTAGAGTTGAAGGTGAGAAGAATTTGTATAGAGAAGCAAGTTCAGGTGCCATCGTAAATAAGGATACACAGGGGTATTCACAATATCTTTCTGAAAGAGAAAGAAGGATAAAAGATAAGAAAGAACTTGAAGACGTAAAGAATGAATTGAGTGAAATTAAAAAACTACTTATTGAATTGACTAAAAACTAAATAATTATAACTAGAAATTATATTTGAGCATTATTAATGGCAGTCTATGTTGCTAATCTCCAAGTTAATCAAGGAACTGATTTTAGTCAGACATTTAACCTTGCTAATACAATAGGAGATACCTCCTTTAATTTAACTGGATATACAATAGCCGCTAAGATGAAAAAGCATGCAGGTGCTGCTGATTCTTCAGCAACTTCTTTTACTGCTTCTATTGATAATGCTGCTAATGGAACAATCTCTCTTGCACTAACTGATACACAAACATCAGCATTAAAAGCAGGAAGACACGTTTATGATATTGTTATAACAAACACCTCATCAACTCTAAAAACAAGAGTTATTGAGGGGAGTGTATTAGTAAGAGAAGGAGTAACTTAAATGGCGAGTATCAGAGCAAGGGTTGGAGCAACTAATGCTGTAAAGGTTATTGCATCAAATTCATTATCTGGTTCAGGAAGTAAACTATCAGATATATCTGATGTAGATACAAGCACTCAGTCCCATAGATTCCTAATGACTTACAATGCCAATACCCAAAAATACGAATTTGTAGATCCAGATGTTATTTTAATAGCAGCTGCTTCCACTGTTGGAACAGTGGTTGGAACACCAGGATTACCAGATTCATTCATAGACGCACTAGATACAGATCCTAATAGGAGTGCTAATGTTGATATGGATGGAGGGGTTTGGTAGATTAAATTATAAATACATCTTAGATTAAATGAATAAAGTGAAATAAAGACTATTCTCAACGCGAGGGCATAATTAAATGGCAGCCGCTGTTATTCAGTTTAAACGAGGTACGTATGCAGGACTTCCTGCACTAAATGCGGGTGAACCAGGGTTTTCAACTGACAAATACGATTTTTTTATAGGTTTAGACGGAACTTCTGGAGGCAATAAATTCTTAGGAGCGTCAAGATATTGGACTAGAGAAGACGGTATAGATTCGTTACGACTAAACTTAGTAGATAGAGACGGAACAAATAGAATTGCATTAAGAGCACCGAATACGTTAGCAGGTGTTACAACATACGTTTTTCCTGCCACACCAGTTGCAGGAGGTCTACTTCAATCAGATGCTACTGGTACTCTTTCATGGTCTAGTTCATTAGGTAATGGAGAATTTAGTAGTCTTTATGTAACAGGTTTATCAACTTTCCAAGGTGCTGCAAAAGTTACTTCTAATATTGATTCATCTGATAAAGATACAGGTTCATTAGTATTAGAAGGTGGTCTTGGTGTAGAACTAGCAACAAATATTGGTTCTAACTTAAGAGTTGGTGGTATTGGTACATTTATTGGTGCGTTAAACGTTGATGATACCTCTCCTTCATCTTCATCTGCAACAGGTGCTTTAGTTGTTGATGGTGGTGCAGGAATTGCAAGAGACTTATATGTTGGTGCAGGATTAAGTGTTACTGGAATTACAACATTTGCTAGTACACAACAAACAAATGCTGCAGGAACAGGTGCTGTAGATATTAAAGGTGGTTTAAGTGTAGGACAGAACGCATATATTGGTGCAGGTTTAAGTGTTACTGGTACATCAACACTACAGGGAACTGCATCACTTAATGGTAACGTAAATCTTGGTAATGCTGAGACAGACGTTATTACTATAAATGCAGATATTTCAGGAGACATTTTACCAGAAACTGATAATACCTTTAATCTTGGTGATCAGTCTGCAGGTAAGACATTTGCTAATGCTAGTTTAAGTGGTATTGTTACTGCTACAAATGGTGGTGACTTTGGAACAGTTCAAATTGGAGTAACTTCATCTCGTACAATTTACTCAGATAATGGTCCTTTAATTCTTGATGCCCAGAACAATAATGTTGTTACTGATGCAGATCATCTTGTTCAAGGAACTCAAACTGTAACTGGTAATGCTAATGTTAATGGTAGTTCAACTATTAACTCAGTTCAGATTGGTGTTGCTGATGCTACTACAATTAATACATCTGCAGGAAATCTAAAATTAGATGCTGCTACTAACACAATCGATGTTACTGCACAGCAAAATGTAACAGGAATGTCTACATTTACCAACGGTATTACTGTAGCAGGTGGTGTTGGTAAAGGTGCTTTGGTTGGTAATATCGGAATCGGCACAATAGATAATCAGACAATTAGCACAAACTCAGGAGATTTAAAACTAAGAGCTGCTACTGGATCTGATGCTGTAAGAGTTTTATCAGACTTGATTGTTACTGGACAGATTAACGGTACTATTTCAGGTTCTATATCAACTTCACAAAGATCAAGTTCTATAGACGTTAGTTCTGTTTCAGATTCAAACGACAGATTCCTAACATTCTCAAATGCATCAGCAGGAGATTTAGCATCAACAGGTCTTGGACAGACCATGTTCGTTGATCCACAACTTAAGTATAATGCAAACTCAGACACATTAACAACTCCTAATCTTACAGTAGGAGCAATTAAGGCATCTGATGGTAGCAGTGCGATGAGTCTCTCTGATACTACTGGTAACGTAAGTTTCGCAAGTAGTGTTACTGTTACTGGAGATATAACAGTATTAGGTTCTCAGTTTATTGTTAATACAGAAGCATTAAAAGTTGAAGATCCAATAATTGAACTTGGACTTGTTAATAGTGGAGGAAACTTAGTAGCACCAACAACAGATAATAACCTTGATGTTGGTATGATTATGCACTACTATACAGGAGGTGCTGCGAAGACTGCTGCTGTATATTGGGATGACTCTGCTGCAAGAGTTGCAGTTGCATCATCTGTTACTGAGAACTCAAATGTAATGACAGAAATTGTTTACGCAAACTTTGAAGTTGGTGGATTATGGGTTAACGATGCTGCAGGACAGTCTGCTATAATAAGTCACGATGGTAGTAATAGAATTTTATCAAACGTAACCGTTGACGGGGGTTCGTTCTAATAGTATAAATAATACAACTGAATAATTAGTAATGCCAAATAATGAATTGGATTATCAGGTTTTGTTGGCAACTTACCAACGAAAATCTGCGGATTTACTCGCTCAAGTAATAGCACTTGAAGCAAGAGTAGGACAAAATAATAATACTATAGAAGCACTCAATAAACAGGTTAATGACTTGCTTAAAGAGTTAGAACATGCAAAAGAAGTTGTAGTAGAATTAAAAAGAGCAGAGCAGAAAAGAGCAGAAGAAGAAGAGAATTTAGACACTGTTTCTAAAGCAAAGCAAAAAACTAAATCGAAAACAATAAATAGTGTGGATGAAGGAGATTTCTAACTAATGGCAAAGCCCACCACCAAACAAGAGTTAATAGATCATTGCTTAAGAAAACTTGGTGCACCTGTTCTTGAAATTAATGTATCAGATGAACAACTTGATGATATAGTAGATGATGCAGTTCAATATTTTAATGAAAGACACTTTGATGGTGTCGAGAGGATGTATTTAAAATATAAAATTACGCAAGAAGATATTGATAGAGGACAAGCAGATCCTCTGACTTCTAATACCACTGGAATAGTAAGCACAACAGCAACTAGTGGTGGATTTAGTAATACATGGTATGAAAATTCAAACTTTATAAATTGCCCAGATTCTGTAATTGGTGTAGAAAAGGTATTTAAGTTTGATACTAGTTCTATATCTGGTGGTATGTTTAGTATCAAATATCAGTTATTTTTGAATGATTTGTATTTCTTCAACTCAGTTGAATTATTACAATATTCAATGACAAAAAGATATTTGGAAGATATTGATTTTCTACTTACAACTGATAAACAAATAAGATTTAATAAAAGACAAGATAGATTATACCTTGATATTGATTGGAAATCTCAAGCTGTGAATCAATTTATTGTCCTTGATTGTTATAGAGCATTAGATCCCGAAAACTTTAGTCAAATTTATAATGATAGTTTTTTAAAAAGATATTGCACTGCAATGATCAAGAAACAATGGGGACAAAATTTAATTAAATTTAGAGGAGTAAAATTACCTGGTGGAATAGAATTTAATGGTAGAGAAATCTATCAGGATGGTGTTGAGGAAGTTAATGCAATTAGAGAACAAATGTCATCAACTTACGAATTACCTCCATTAGATATGATAGGGTAGGATAAATGCCATTAAATCCATTCTTCCTTCAAGGATCTGCATCAGAACAAAGACTTGTACAAGATCTCGTCAACGAACAGTTGAGGATGTTTGGTATTGAGGTATATTACTTACCTAGAGAAATAATAAGTAGAAAAACAGTTTTTCAAGAAATACAATCTTCAGAATTTGATGATAATTATTTAATCGAAGCATATGTAAACACATATGAGGGGTACACTGGTGGTGGAGATGTATTAACTAAATTTGGTATGCAACTCAAGGATGAATTGGTTGTAACTATATCTAAGGAAAGATGGGAAGATTATATTGCACCATTCTTAGCAATGGGAGATGCATATGAAACAGAACTCGCACATAGACCTAGAGAAGGAGATTTAATATATTTTCCATTAGGTGGTAGATTCTTTGAAGTAAAATTTGTAGAACATGAAAACCCATTCTATCAATTACAAAAGAATTACGTTTATGAACTTCAGTGCGAACTATTTGAATATGAAAATGAGGTTATTGATACTGATATAGCTGAAATTGATGAGAGAACATCAAATGTTGGAGAGATAATAAGTCTTAAGATGGTTGGTTACGGAAATACTGCTGTCCTCGGAGTTGATATGACAAGAGGTTATATAAGAGAGATATTCTTAAATGATCAAGGATATAATTATAGTTCAACACCAACAGTAACATTTTCACCACCAATCAGTGGTAGAACTGCAACTGCTGTTGCAATTACAACCTCTATAGGAGGTGCAAGATCCGTAAAAGAAATTGTATTGACTGATGCAGGTGAAGGATATAGAGAACCACCCACAGTTACGATTAGTGGTGGTGGGGGAGTTGGAGCTGCTGCAACTGTAGGTATAGAATCCTTCAGACAAGGTGTAAGTAGAGCAATTGTTCTTTCTTCTGGAGATGGGTATACAGATGTTCCTGTAGTAACTTTTGGAAGTCCCACATTTACAGGAGCAACAGGTTCGGCAGTAGTATCAAATAATATTGTTAATAGTATAGTATTAAGCGATGGTGGAAGTAATTATGACCCAGATAGAAAGATAGGTGTTACAATAGATCCTCCAACTGGCAGTGGATTTGTACAAGCAACAGCAAATACAGCAATTGGTAATGGTAAATTAGTAAGTCTTTCAGTCAATAATGCAGGTATAGGTTATAGTGTAGAACCTGCTGTGACGATAGATGCTCCTACTGGAGTTGGATCTACTGCAGTTGTCACTGCTACAATAAATGCTAATGAAAATGTTGAAACTTTATCTATCGCATCTTCAGGACAGTTCTATGTTGGAAATCCAATATTAACTATAGATGCTCCAACTGGAATAGCATCTACAGCAACTGCAAATACAACCTTTACCTCAAATTCTGGTTTATCTACATTCACTTATAGTTTAACTAGTCCAGGTAGATATTATCTAAGTCAACCAACACTTACTATAAAATATCTTGCATTATCTGCAGGATTTGATGCAACCTCTCCAAAATATGGCACAGTAGCATGGAAGTTAATTAATGCTGATAATGATAGGAATTTAACATGGAATGGAAATCAAACTACCATTGATCAAGAGGGTTCAGTTCAATTATACTTCAAAGCACAAAGTTCTAATGTAGGTTTTTCAACGATCTTAGAATTAAATAAAGTATCTAATGGTGGAGAAGATGTTACTTTAGGAATTAATACTTTAGGAAGAGTTGAATTAGGTATTGGAACTGTATCCATCGCTTCAACCACTGGAGAAATTAGTGCATTTACCCCAAATGTTGGTGTTGCTGACAGTTTAAGACCAAATGGATCATATACTATAACTAACGCTACGGGTAATGCATCTGGATACGGTGCTGAGTTTGATGTTGATGTTTCTTCTGATGGTACACCAACAGTTACATTAGTATCTGGTGGTACAAATTACTACTCCTCTGAGACGATAACAATTGCTGATTCATCACTTGGTGGGGGTGGTGCTCCTGATGTCGTCTTAACAGTTACTGGTATTACTTTTGCATCTGTAAGAGATGATGCTTGGCATTATGTTTATGTAGAAAGTAAAAATCAATTTGGTTCTCAATTAACTTCTCTATATCTGGATGGAAACTTTGAAGATAGCACTAGTTTTGCATTAGCAGGAGATAAACCATTAATAACTAATGCTAATTTAACTCCACCAGTTCTTAAAAACTCATATAACACTGGTATTCTTGTAGATGACATATATTCAACCAATGTTCTTTCTGGTATTGGTTCATATGTTCCATTAAGTGGTGTATCAACTCTTGGAGTAACTACACTATCATCTACAATAACCTATGATGATTTTGAAAATGTAATTGGTACTGAACAAGAAATAAGCATCAATGCTAATATTGAAAATGGAGAAGTTGTTTCTCTTGATAATAGTAGCACTACTCTAACAGGTATAGTAACTGCCTTAATCTCTGCAGTTATAGATGCTCCATTAGGTGTTGCAACTAACTTTAGAGCAACTGGAACTGCAACAATTAGCGAAGGATTTGTCAATTCAGTTTCTATAGCATCATCTGGTGCAGGATATCTAACAACACCTAACGTAGCAGTTAGCAGTGCAACTGGATCCCCTTCTCAATTTACAGCAACTGGTAGAGCAAAAATAAATGGTTTCGGACAGATAAGTGAGTTTGAAATATTATCAATGGGAGGAGGATATTTGCTTGCTCCTGGTGTTACTATTGATCCACCACTTGGACAAACAGCAGAGGGATTTGCAAACGTTGGTCTTGATGGAGAGATTGATAGTGTAACATTTACTAAGATAGGTGTTGGATACACAACTCCACCTACTGTAGGTTTTTCTAATACTATTGGAGACAGGGATGGAGAATCTGGATTCTCAACTGCCACTGGTACGATAGTTCTTGATAATAATCAAAACAATATCTTACGTGTTAACATGACAAATCCAGGTGCAGGTTATCTTGGACCTTGCACTGTATTGGTAGAAGATCCTGCAGCAATAGCAGGAAACGCAGGAGTTGGAACATTCTGGTTTAATGAAGTGGTTCTTGGTGAAGATTCCTTGATAAGAGCAAGAGTTAAGAACTGGGATCAAGAAGAGGGAGTTCTGCAAATTGGTCAAGAAAATGGTAAATTCTTTGTGGGAGAGAAGATTATTGGACAATCATCTGGTGCTATATACATTTTAGATAAGTATATGTTACTCTCTGAAGTACCTGCAGCAGGTTCAGTTCAGAATATAGATAATTATGATCAAAATGATTTATTTGAAGGAGAAGCAGATATGATCTTAGATTTTACAGAAGTTAACCCATTTGGTGAAGTTTAATGTTAGGAAGTCATTACTACCACGAAATAATGCGAAAGACCATTGTATCTTTCGGAACATTATTCAATCAAATTTATCTTAAGCATTATGATGGACAGACGGGTAATGTTATTGATGAAATGAGAGTTCCATTAGCATATGCTCCAAGACAGAAATTTTTAGCAAGATTAACACA